TGCTGGCGCTGGAATGCGCCGTGGTATCCGCACGTGAAATTCTGCCGGCAGAAAAAGCCCGGCGGCTGGGCCAGCGCATTCGCGCAAGTATGATCACGCAAACCGACATCGACGTCCCGCGCATCGGCGCCTACGGCAATCCGTATCTTTCTTATCGCGAGACCGCGATCCTGATCGGCCTCGTGCGCATGGTCGAGCCCGAGGTGATGATCGAAATCGGCTGCAATGCCGGGCGCACCGCGCGCAATGTGCTCGATCATGTTCGTTCCATCTATCGCTATGTCGGCGTCGACGCGCCGTTCGAGCACATGCCGACGCTGCGGCAGCAGGACAGCGAGCGCGTCATCTCGCCCGGCCTGTTTGCGCGCGACGAGGCGCGCTTCGAACTTATCGTCGCCGAGCGCGGCTCGCTGAGCCTGACGAAGGATGATTTGCCGGCCTGCGACGTCGCTTTCATCGACGGGGATCATTCCGCGCAAGCAGTTTTGCACGACAGCAAGCTCGCGTTTGAGCTCGTCCGGCCGGGCGGTGTGATCATTTGGCACGACTATGGGAATCAAGCCGTCGAGGTGACGCAGGCGATCGACCAGCTGGTCAACGAGGGCTGGGCGATCGAGCTAATCGCTAACAGCTGGATCGCGTTCATGAGGATAGGAGGCCGACATGCCGCTGCCTAAGCCGCACAAGGGCGAGAGCCAATCGGATTTTATGAAGCGCTGCATGGGCGAGGCCTACGGCGACAGCGCGCCGGAGGACCGCACGCAGGAGCAGGCCGTCGCGATGTGCCTGAACACGTGGCGCGAGGCGCACGGCAAAGCGGCGCCGCCGCAGCAGGAGATGCAACGACTCATTGCCCGCTGGAAGCAAATCCTCGCCGCCATGAAAGACGGCCTGCCGTCGATCGCGCCATTCCCCGGCGAGGCGCGCGACGACTGGATGACGCGCTGCCAAGCGCATCTCGCCGCGCACGGCCGCGAGGGCGGCGATGCCACCGCGCATTGCGTCACGCTATGGGAGCAGAGCGCCAGCGGCCCGCTGCTGCCGACGCCGAAGCATGCCACCAAGCAGAACGACGATGCCGACGCGCTCGACGCGCCCGAGCCCGACGAGGACGAGAGCCGCGAAGAGTACATGGACCGCTGCGTCGCCGAGCTATCGGGCGATGACGGCATGGGCTCGGACTCGATCAGCGAGGACGACGCCGAGGAGGCATGCCGCGCCAAGTGGGAAGAGCGCGCGCCGCCGGCAGAAGTCGTGCACAAGGCGCACGCCGCGACCGTCAACGGCATGGATTTCATTCTCTCCGACGAGACGCCGGATCGCTTCGGCGACGTCATCTCGGCGACCGGCTGGGATCTGACCAACTTCAAGAAAAATCCTATTGCGCTATGGGCGCACCGGTCTGATTTTCCGATCGGCCGCTGGCGCAACTTGCGCGTCGAAGGTCCGGCGCTGCGCGGCAAGCTGGAGATGGCGCCGCTCGGCACCTCGGACCGCATCGATGAACTTCGGCGCTTGATCGATGCCGGCATTCTCAAGGCGGTGTCGGTCGGCTTTCGCGCCATCGAATCAAAACCGATGACCAGGGACGGCCGCAACACCGGCGGCCTGCTCTTCACCAAGCAAGAACTTGTCGAGACGTCGCTCGTCAGCGTGCCGGCAAATCCGAACGCGCTGTCGATCGCCAAGTCTCTGCAAATCTCCCCCGAGACAATGAACTTCGTTTTCGCCGAGCCCGGCAGAGGAAACGGAGTGAAGCGTCGCGGGTTCACCGGCGAGCCCGCCAAGCCCCATGTTGTCAATAGGAGGAACGGAGACATGTCTCTGTCCCAACGCATTCAGGATTCGCAGGATGCCCTCAACGGCCTGCGCGATCAGCTGACTGCACATCTCGCCAACGTCAACGACGAGAATGTCAGCGATGCTGATATGGAGATCACCAATCAACTAAATGCCAAGATCGCGCAACGCGAGAAAGGCCTTGCCTCGTTGAAGGAAGCCGAGCGGCGGCTTGCCGCCGACACGGCGAAAGAGCGAGACGGTAAGGACGGCATGCACGAGATGCGCATGCCGGCGCGCTATGTCGGCCCGCCGGCGGCGCGCCCGTTCACGATCCCAGCGAAGAAACTCGAACCGCAAGACTACGTCTGGCGGACGATGGCCTGCCTGATCAAACACCACTCGTCGAAGGGCAGGGCCTCGCTGCGCGATGTCATGCTCGCGGAATACGGCGAGGACGAAGGCACTGCGGCAGTGCTCGGGCTGATCACCCGCGATCCGGCGGCTTCGGCGCCGGCGACTACGGGGACAACGGGATGGGCGGCCGAACTTGTCGCCATCGTCATGGGCGAGTTCTACAAGGCGCTCATTCCGAGGTCGATCTTCCCGAGGCTGGCGGCGAAAGGCTCGTCGTTCACGTTCGGGCGCTATGGCATAGTCACGTTGCCGATGCGCTCGATCACGCCAACGGTGGCCGGATCGTTCGTCGGTGAAGGCGCGCCGATCCCGGTCCGTCAGGGCCAATTCGTCACGCAGCAACTCACGCCGAAGAAGATGGCCGTGATCACCACGTTTACGCGTGAGATCGCGGAGCATTCGACGCCGGCGATTGAGGGCATCTTGCGCGACGCAGTGCTCGACGACACCTCGGTGGCGATCGATACCGTGCTGCTCGACAGCAACCCGGCGACCGCGATCCGGCCGCCCGGCTTGCTCAACGGCATCACGGTCACCACGGCAACGGCGGGCGGCGGCTTCGCGGCTGTGCTCGGCGACGTCAAGGCGCTGACGAATGCCTTGATCACCGCCACGCGCGGCAACTTCCGGCAACCGGTGTGGATCATGTCGCCGGCGCTGGCGGTCTCGCTGAGCTTGGTGCCGACGACCGGTGCGCAAGCGCTGCCGTTCCGCGAGGAGGTCTCGCGCGGCTTCCTGATGGGGATTCCCATCTTGGAGTCGACGACGGTGGCGATGGGCACGCTGATCCTCGTCGACGCGGCGGACTTTGCTTCCGTTACGGGAGAGGACGCCCGGTGGGAGGTCTCCGACCAAGCAGTCCTTCACATGGAGGACACGACTCCGCTGCAAATCGTTTCCGGTTCGCCGGGAACGGCTGCATCGCCGACGCGTTCGTTGTGGCAGACGGACACGATCGGTCTTCGCATGATCATGCCGCTCAACTGGACGACGCGTCGACCGAGCGTCGCCTACACGACTGCCGTTACGTGGCAGTGATCGCGCCAAGCGATCAATCGCTCCGCGTGGAGTAGCGACGGGGAGTCCGGGCAACCCGGATCAGGACGTAGCACGCCGGCATGAATATCCGAGCCGCAAAGCTCGTTAGGGCGAAAGAGCAACGGTAACCAATCCGTCCCCGTCGTCCACGCGTTCACCTCTAGCAACAGGAGCCATGCACATGGCAGACGATGTGAAAGCAGCTGCACAGAAGGAAATCCAACGCGAACGTGAGGCGCGCGCGAAAGCAATCGCCGAGACGGAGAAGCGCTACGGCACGCCGACGCCGACGCAGGAGGAAAACGACCTCGCTGCGCTCGGCGTCACGGTGACCGAGCACGCCGACGACGGTTCCGGCCCGGAGCTAAAGGTCAACTTGACGCGACAGGTCGAGGCCGAGAAGCCCGCCGGCGGCGGCTATCAGACGCGGCATACCCGCGCAACGACAGCGAGTTCGTCGTCGTAAATGAATGCCGCGCGCCAACTGTTTGCGCGCGCCGCGTCCTGGGTCGCCACCAAGGCGACCGAGGGCGCCTATCGTCCTGGGCCGTGGTATCTGCCGGTGACCGGCGCATGGCTTCCGGCGCAGTACGATATGCTGAACTTCTGGCAGTGCGGATGGTCGCCGAATTCGCCCGCCCGCTCTGCCATCGTCGAAGCTTGCATCTCCGCTTATGCGCAAACGATCGCCATGTGTCCCGGCGATCACTGGCGTCTCAACGAGCGAGATGGGCGCGAGCGCGTCAAGACTTCGGCGCTCTCGCGCATTTTGCGCCACCCGAATGACTATCAGTCGGCATCGGATTTCATGCTCAATCTGGTGCACTCGCTCTACAGCGAAGGCAATGCGTATGCATGGGCATGGCGCAACGATCGCTACGAGGTCGACTCGCTGCATCTGATGCGCTCGCAATGGACGCGCCCGACAGTCGGCGAGGATGGCGAAGTTTTCTACACCCTGGGCGGCAACGCGGTCGTGCAGCGCATGCCCGAGCTGGTCGATCAGCCGATCATGGTGCCGCAGCGCGACGTGCTGCACGTGCGGCTGCATACGACGACGCGCCAGCCCTGGCCGCTCTTGGGCGAGACGCCGATCACCGCCGCCATGTCCGAGGTGCTCGCCAACGATGCCATCTGGCAGCAGCAAATGAATTTTTACATGAACCAAGCGCGGCCCTCGGCGGTGCTGTCGACCGATCTCGTGCTCGACAAGGACCAAGTGCAGGCGCTGCGCGATCGCTGGAACGAGCAGGCGCGCGGCATGGCCGCCGGCAATACGCCGATCCTCACCGCCGGCTTGAAGGTGCAGCCGTGGGGCGTGCACGCCAAGGACGCCGATCTCGCCGAGATCATGAAACTGACCGAGCAGCACATCGCGCTGGTCTATCGCATCCCGCTGCAAATCCTCGGCATGGGCAGCGGCACCTACGGCTCGACCGAGGCGCTGATGCAGGCGTGGATCGCATCCGGGCTCGGCTTCGCGCTCAACCACGTCGAGGACGCGTTCGGTCGGCTGTTCCGCCTCGCCGGCCAGCCCGACGAGTATGTCGAGTTCGACACCTCGGCGCTGTTGCGCAGCGCGATGAAGGATCGCATCGCCGCGCTCAAGGATGGCGTGCTCGGCGGCATCTATGCGCCGAACGAGGCGCGCCAGCTGGAGGGGCTGGAGCGAAAACCTTACGGCGACGAGCCGCGCGTGCAGCAGCAAGTCGTGCCGCTCTCCGCTGCCGAGCAGATCGAGCCGGCAAAATCTCCGCATCCGCCGCCGGCGCCGGGACCTCCCGCACCGCCGGCGCAACCGAGCGCCGGCGCAGCAAAACCCGCACCGGAAAAATTCTATCATGCCGACGACGTCAAACGAGAGATGCGACGGCTCAATGATGCCGCCGCCCGAGTCAACCGACGATACTATAGCTGACGCGTGGCGCGAGGTTCTCGCGCACACCCTCGCGGAGAAAG